TATACCAGAATCTAAAGTAACTGCTTTTATAGGAAGTAAGATAGGAGGATTGCAAGCCCAATTACAAGATAAGGTGCAGCAGAAGATCCAATCTACAATATCTACTTTTGTTCAAGCTAATGCATGCCCTAAACAACAAACTTTAGATAAATTAGTTAAATCTAAACAAACCCTATCTGATCTTACTGAACGTTCTAGAAAAATTATAGATACGTACAAAGCTTTACCGAAAAAACTTAAACCACCTATAGATACTTTAGATAAGATTATTAAAGTACTTTTAGTTTTACCTATACCTCAAGCAGTACCTCCAGGTATCGGTCTACCTATCTCGATATCAAACAAATACTCAGATTTAATTAACAAACTAAGAGAGTTAGTTAAGCAGACAAAAGAAACAATAGACGGAATTGAAGCTTTAGTTGATACTACATTTTTTGATAACTTAATGAATGATATTAATTCAAAATTATCCTTACTTGATGGCCCAATTGCATTCTGTAGTATAGAAAATGAACTTAGAGATAGTTTAACACCAGAAGAATTATCAAAGCTTGGATTAGTTGATAAAGATGGTTACTTTATTATTTCTAGGTTAGTACCAAGACTAGTACAAGAGACTTTAGTAAATCCTATCAAGTATGCTGATGGAGTAGATGATGGTAATAATTACGGTAGTAACTGTTTTAGAGGACTTTATAAACCTGGTATAATTTATATTCACACAGATGAGAGAAGAGATATAGTAGAAGGATCAGATGGTAATAAGTATATAGTAAATAATCGAGCAAAAAATGGGTTAGATACTTGGTTAGATCCTCTATCTGGGTTTGATTGGGAATTATACGAAATAAATACTCAGAGGTTGTTAGAAGACCTTTTGAATAGACTTTCAAATACAAGTTTAGTTAATAGAGGTCTTTTAGATAATATTAAAACTAACTTAAATAACTATAAAATACAAGTAACCCCAGCTCAAACCGGCTTATATAGAGCAAGAAATGGAATCGAATTTTTAATTGAAGTACTAGATGATACAACATCTCCTTCTATAGCTAAAAGACGTTTTGCTGTAGCAAGAAACTCTCAAGGAGTTATTGTAATGAAAGGGCAACCATCCTTTGCTAGCGATGTAAACGTTTTAGTTCGAGAGATTAGATTCCGTTTAGACCAATTACAATAATAAACTTTAATATACTAACTATTTATTAATATGAAACTAGAAGAACTTAGGAAAGTTATACGAGAAGAAGTAGAAAAAGCATTCAAAGAACAACTTAAAGATGTATTAATTGAAGCTGTTCAAATTGCTAGTGCTCCTTCTACATTAAAAACTGAACAAAAAACAAACACTAAGCAAATTACCAATTTCAAAGCACCTGTAGCACAACCTAAAAAATATACACCAACCGGTAATCCGATTGAAGATATGTTACAGATGACAAAAGCTACTATGACATCAGCTGACGCAGCTGCTATAATGGGTGAAGGAGTGCATATGCCAAATATGGCTTCTACAGTAGCTCAACAGATGCATATAGGAGGCGGTAATCAACCAGGTTTAGATTTAAGTCAATTACCTTTTATTAATAAAGCAAAGACGTTATTAGAAGCTGCTAACGAAAAAGATAAACAAAGAAAAGGATTATAATGGCATTCGATGTAAAAAAAATAAATCCGTTAGATAGACAGCCAAGAAAAGCTGTAGGTGTAAACCTACCTTTCTCTGCAGGTAATGTCTTTAACTCTAATTATTTTACTAAAGATGCAGTTAGAAATAATTTAATTAATTATTTTTTAACAGGTAAAGGTGAAAGATATATGAACCCTTCTTTTGGAAGCGGACTACCTTCAGAGCTATTTGAACAAATAACAGAAGATAAGCTTAACGTATTAAAAATAAAGATACGACAAGAATTATTAGATTATTTTACAAAAGTAGTAATCAATGACCTGTCCTTGGTTGCCAACCCAGATAATAATTCAATTGAATTCTATTTAAAGTATAGTATCTTAGATAGTAACATTGAAGATGAAGTAATTATTAACATTCAACAATAATGATCCAAGAAAGAGATATAAAGTATATAAACAGGGACTTCAGTAACTTTAGAGAACAACTCGTAGAGTTTGCTAAAAATTACTTTCCAGACACCTATAATGACTTCTCAGCTACCTCACCTGGTATGATGTTTATTGAGATGGCATCTTATGTAGGAGATGTACTTTCTTTTTATCAAGACACTCAACTACAGGAAACATTTTTACAACATGCAAAAGACCCCGCTAACTTATATAACTTAGCTTATATGATGGGGTACCGTCCTAAATCTACAAATGTATCAGAAGTAACAATAGAAGTATCTCAAAGAGTTAACGCAGTAGCACCTAATTACTTACCTAACTGGGACCAAGCTTTAGTTGTACAACCTAATACAAGATTACGAGCAACTACTTTCGGTGATCCTAAGTTTATTATAAACGATAAAATTGATTTTGCTTTCTCAAGCTCACTTAACCCTACTGAAGTTAGAATTGAAAGTATTGCTAATGGCTACCCAGCAGAATATAGACTTACTAAGAGAGTAAAAGCAATCTCTGGGGAATTAAAAGAAAGCGTGAAAGTAATAGGTACTTCTCAAAAATTTCTTACTTTAACTATAGAGGATACTAATATAGTAGGTATCTTAGATATTACAGATAGCGACGGACATACATGGTATGAAGTCCCTTTTTTAGGACAGGATACAATCTATGAAAATCAAAGCAATACCGCTTCTGATAAAAATCTAGTTCCTAGTATACTAAGATTAAAGAAAGTACCTAGACGTTTTGTAACCAGGTTAACTTCTCAAGGTAATTTACAAATACAATTTGGAGCAGGAATAAATACAAGTGCTTCTGATGATGAAGTTTTTCTACCAGACCCTACTAATGTAGGAATAGGAACAAACCAAGGTATTAGTAGGTTAGATTATGCTTTTGATCCTTCTAATTTCTTATTCTCAAAATCATACGGAATAGCACCATCTAATACAACCTTAACTATAAGATATATAGTAGGTGGCGGTGTAGAGTCAAACGTACCTGCTAATACTATTAATTTAGTAGAGCAAGTAACTGTTGCAGCACCAGATCAAACTAAAGCAAACACTTTAGTATTTAATAATACAGAACCAGCTACAGGCGGTCGAGATGGAGATACTATAGATGAGTTACGGCAGAATAGCTTAAGAGCTTATTCAGAACAAAATAGAGCAGTAACTTTACAGGATTATGCAATTAGAAGCTTATCCTTACCTCCACTGTACGGATCTATATCTAAGGTATATGTAACCCAAGATCAAGCTACAAATGCTAACTTATTAGGAGGAGCTTATGATTCAAATCCATTAGCATTATCTCTGTATGTTTTAGCTTACAATTCAGAAAAACAAGTAGTACCTGCAACTTCTAACTTAAAAGAAAATTTAAAAACCTATCTTTCTCAGTATATGTTATTAACAGATGCTGTGAATATAAAAGATGCTTTTATAGTAAATATAGGATTAAAGTATGAGATAATAACACTACCTAATTTTGTATCTAGAGATGTATTATTAGCGTGTAATGTAGCACTTATAGAGTATTTTAACATTAGTAAATGGTCTATAAACCAGCCAATTAATATCTCTAGTATTTATACATTATTAGATAGAGTAAAAGGAGTACAGAGCGTAGAAAAAATTTACTTTGAAAATAAAGTAGGAGGTAACTACTCAGAGTACGCTTACGATATAAAAGGAGCAACCAGAGGAAATATAGTTTATCCTTCTTATGATCCTTGTATTTTTGAAATTAAATTTCCTGAGATAGATATTCAAGGACGAGTAACAACATTATAAAATGGCAATATATAGAATCTTTCCTGAAAAGGATACATTTATTTACACCGAAGCAGTAAAAGGTAACGCAGGTTTAGATGAGATTATCGAAATCGGTGGATATCCTGTTGCAGAAGCAGGACAGACTTCTAGAGCTTTATTAAAATTCAACTCTACCGAAATTACTAATGTTGTATCTAATATAATAGGAAGTAGTAATTATAGCGCTAGCATTCATTTAAGTTTAGCAACAGCATACGAAGTCCCAACAGAGTATAATATCAATGCATACCCAGTTTATGATACATGGGTTCAAGGCGTAGGTAAGTATGGAGATTCCCCTACAGATGAATCAGGAGTAAGTTGGGCTTATAGGTTAGGGAAAGACACAGGAAGATGGACATTAAGAGCTAATACAGTAAATATGCCAGCCGGAGTTACCGGTTCTTATAATGTTACTTATTCTGGAGGCGGCGGAAACTGGTACACTGGATCAGCAGGAATAAACTTAGAAAGTACTCAACTTCAAAGCTTAAATTCTAATCATGATATCCATATAAACGTTACAAACGGTGTTAAAGCACATAATGCCGGTACAATCGTTAATAACGGGTTTATACTGAAACTAACAGATGATCTTGAATTTAATACATCTTCCTCTATACGGTTAAAATACTTTAGCAGTAACACTAATACCATATACCCTCCTTATTTAGAATTTGGATGGAATGACACAGTTTATAGTAGTAACCTTACAGAATTAAATACAAGTAACGCAACAATTACTATTAAAAATAATAAAGGAGAATATGTAGATAGCGGGAAGCAGAGATTTAGAATACATGCAAAACCTAAATACCCTACTAGAACCTTCTCAACAGGA